AAGATCCGGAGGAATGGATCACGACAGAGAAGCTGGATGACCTGATGCCGGATCTGTCTTATGCCATTGCATTCAGCAGGAACCACATGAAAGTGAAGGACGGAAAGAAGGCAAGACCGAAGTTCCATGTGTATTTTCCCATTGAGGGGACTTCGGATGCCGGGTATTATGCGGCACTGAAAACAGCAGTGAAGGAAGCATATCCGTTTTTTGATGGGAATGCACTGGATGCAGCACGGTTTATTTTTGGTGCAGATGCAGGGGAATGTATCTGGCATGAGGGATGGACGAACATTGATGAAGAAGTGACTGTGGCAGAGATTCCGGCAGAGCCGGATCCGGGAGCAGGTCCGATCCTGGAAGGAAGCCGGAATAATACCATGAGCCATTTTGCGGGGCGTGTGCTCAAGAAATACGGGATCTGCCAGAAAGCAAAGGATGCTTTTGTGGAGCATTCCAGACGGTGTGATCCGCCGCTTCCGGAAGAAGAACTGAATACCATCTGGGGAAGTGCGGTGCGTTTTTACCGGAATACCGTCATGTCGCAGGCTGGTTATGTGCCGCCGGAGGAATACAATGCAGAGTTCGGTTCATTGAAACCGGAGGATTATTCCGATATTGGCGAGGCAAAGGTGCTGGTGCGGGAGTATAAGGGAGAACTGCTTTATACGGATGCCACGGATTTTCTGAGCTATGACGGCGTGTGCTGGCGGGAGAATAAGCAGAAAGCTGTGGGTGCTGTGGAGGAATTTCTGGATATGCAGCTAGTGGATGCCAGAGAACAGCTGGCGGCAGCAATAAAGGCACTGACGGAGAATGGCATTGAGGAATCTGCTGTGCGGACCGGAGGGAAGACACTGGAAAAGCAAATCGGCATGAATCTGATGGAAGCTTATAAGGAGTTTCTGTCTGCGAAATCTTATTATGCTTTTGTCATGAAGTATCGGAATTATAAGAACATCGTGAATACCCAGAATGCGGCAAAACCGATGGTGGCGGCAGATATCAGTATGTTTGATGCAAAGGAAAATTATCTGAATACACCGGATGTTGCTTATGATCTGGAAAAAGGCGTGGCGGGCATGATGCCTCACAGATCTTCTGACCTGATGACAAAGATCACCAATGCTTCTCCGGGAGAAAAGGGAAAACAGATCTGGGAAGATGCACTGGATATTTTCTTCTGCGGTGATCAGGAACTGATGGAGTATGTGCAGGAGACGGTGGGACTGGCGGCAATCGACAAGGTTTATGAGGAAGCACTCATCATTGCTTATGGCGAAGGACGGAACGGAAAGTCCACGTTCTGGAATGCAGTTTCCAGGGTGATGGGAACTTATGCAGGGACGATCTCTGCGGATGCCCTGACTGTGGGATGCCGCAGGAATGTGAAGCCGGAGATCGCAGAACTGAAAGGAAAGCGTCTGATCATTGCAGCAGAGCTGGAAGAAGGTGTACGTCTGTCAACATCCATTCTGAAACAGCTGTGTTCCACGGATCAGGTCCGGGGTGAAAAGAAGTTCAAGGATCCCTTTGATTTCACGCCGTCCCATACAGTTGTGCTTTACACAAACCATCTGCCGAAAGTCGGAGCATCTGATGATGGAACCTGGCGGCGGCTGATCGTCATTCCTTTCCATGCGAAGATTGAGGGCAGTTCGGATGTGAAGAACTATGCAGATTATCTTTATGAACACGCCGCACCTTCCATCATGGCCTGGATCATTGAAGGGGCGAGAAAAGTGATCGCAGGAAACCACAAGCTGAAAAAGCCGGCTGTGGTGGAGAATGCCATTGCACAGTACCGGGGCATGAATGACTGGATGGGAATCTTTCTGGAAGAATGCTGTGATGTGGGTGATGGACTGGAACAGAAAGCCGGGGAGTTTTATCAGGAGTACCGGAACTTCTGCCAGAGAACCGGGGAATTTACCCGTCACAATTCAGATTTTTCTGCGGAACTGGAAAAACGTGGTTTTGCAAAGAAGAAAACACGGAAGGGTGCATTTGTGATGGGTGTGAAGCTTAAAGACGAAGCTGTTCTGGATTTTGAAGGATGATGTGACGGCTGTGACGGGCAGATCCAGAACTATGACAGAATCTTTTTAACCATAGTGTGACGGCTGTGATGTCTATATACATATTACGCGTATAGGGAAATTTTTAATGAAAAATCTCTATATAGAGGGTATAGATTCAGTCATCACAGGCGTCACAGGGGAAAATTATGATGGAGGGCTGGCTATGAAGTTTTATAACTGGATGGTGAGAAAACATTTAAGGACAAAGGCACCAGTGGGGGAACTTGCCAGGGCTATGCAGCTGGACAGGCAGTTTCCGAAGGATGGGGACAGGGCATCCATCCGGAAATATCTTGAGGACACTGGGGCAGGCAGTAAATGCCTGGATGCATTTGAGAAGGCATGGAGAAAGTATGAGAGAGAAACAGGTGGAACAGAAACTGGTGTCAGAGGTAAAGAAAAGGGGCGGCATCTGCCCAAAGTTCGTGTCACCGGGATTTGACGGGATGCCGGACAGGATTGTGCTTCTTCCGGGAGGGTATTTCGGATTTGTGGAGGTTAAGGCACCGGGGGAGATGCCGAGACCTCTGCAGGTTTCAAGGCACAGGCTGATGGGAAGACTTGGATTTCAGGTTTTTATCCTGGATGATCCGGGAGAGATTGGAGGGATTCTGGATGAAATACAGTCCGCATGAGTATCAGGAATATGCGATCCGGTTTATTGAGGAGAATCCGGTGGCAGCAGTTCTTCTGGATATGGGAATGGGAAAGACCAGCATTGTGCTGACTGCCATTGTGGAGCTGATGTATGAATGGTTTGAAGTGAACCGGGTTTTGATCATCGGGCCATTGAGGGTGGCACGTACTACCTGGCCGGAGGAGATTAAAAAGTGGGATCACATGAAAGGAGTCCGGTATTCCGTGATGGTGGGAAGTGCCGCCGAGCGCAGGGCTGCACTGGATGTAGATGCTGACATTTACATCATCAACCGGGAGAATGTTCCCTGGCTGGTGGAACAGTGCGGATCAGGATTTAATTTTGACATGGTGGTGATCGATGAACTTTCCAGTTTCAAGTCCTGGCAGACCAAAAGGTTTAAGGCACTGATGAAAGTGAGACCATTTGTGAGCCGGATCGTGGGGCTGACCGGTACGCCTTCCAGCAATGGACTGATGGATCTGTTTGCAGAGTTCAAGGTGCTGGATATGGGAAAACGCCTGGGAAGATTTATTGGCCAGTACCGGGAATGTTATTTCCGGGCAGACAAGATGAACGGGCCTGTGGTGTACAGCTACCGCCTGATTCCGGGAGCAGAGGAAGCCATTTACGACAAGATCTCGGATATCACGATTTCCATGAAAGCTGCAGATTACTTGAATATGCCGGAGCTGATCAGTACGGAGCATAAGGTTTATCTGGATGAGAAAGAAAAACAGCAGTACAAAGAAATGAAAGAGCAGCTGGTGATGCAGCTTCATGAGGAAGAGATCACGGCGGCAAATGCGGCAAGCCTTTCCGGAAAACTGTCACAGCTGGCAAATGGTGCAGTTTATGGGGATGACGGTGAGGTGAATATGTTTCATGGGAAAAAGCTGGATGCACTGGAAGACCTGCTGGAATCTGCAAATGGCAGACCGGTGCTTGTGGCGTACTGGTTTAAGCATGACCTGACACGGATCATGGAGCGGCTTAAGAAGCTGAAAGTGGACTGCCGGAAACTGGATTCGGATGAGAGCATCCGGGAATGGAATGCGGGGAAGATTCAGGTGGGACTGATCCATCCGGCAAGTGCCGGACATGGGTTGAACCTGCAGTCCGGCGGAAACATCCTTGTATGGTTCGGACTGACATGGAGTCTGGAACTGTATCAGCAGACAGTTGCAAGGCTGTGGAGGCAGGGACAGGAATCCGGGACAGTTTCCGTGATACATATTGTGACGGATGGGACCGTGGATGAACGGATCATGAAAGCACTGGAAATGAAAGACGGGACACAGGCGGCGCTGATTGAAGCTGTGAAGGCTGAGATCGGGATGGATGCCTGAACGGAGGTAGATATGAACAGACAGCAGACAGCATCAAAAGAGTATCTGATGAAGGCATACCGGATGGATATGCGGATCAACAGTAAACTGCGCCAGGTGGATTCCTTGAATGACCTGGCAGTCAGGGCAACAGCAACAATCAGTGATATGCCTGGAAATCCCAGTAAGGATCCGCACAAGATGGAGAATATCATTGTCATGATTGTGGATCTGCAGCAGGAGATTGGAAAAGACATTGAGGATCTTCTGAACATGAAACGTGATATCATGGAACGGATCGGGAAGCTGGAAGATCCGGAGCAGCAGATGGTCCTGGAACTGCGGTACATTGACTGCCGGGCATGGGAACAGATTGCGGATGACATGGATTTCAGCATGAACAATGTGTTTGTCCTGCACCGGAAAGCACTGGAAAATTTTGAGATTCCGGAATCTTGATAGTAAATATTATAGAATTGCAGTAAGCTCCTGTGGTATTGTTAGAATGTGTAAAGCAGAATAAGACGGAGGCCTTGGAAGATGAATTTCTTTCAGGGCTTTTGTCATGTCCGGAGGTGGAAAGATGCCGAGGAAACCAGACGTACCGTGCAGATATCCGGGATGCAGCAGGCTGATACCTGCAGGGGAACGGTACTGTGATGAGCACAGGAGCAAAATGAACAGTGACTATGAGAAGTATGGCAGGGATAAGACTGCCAAAAGGAAGTATGGGCGTGCATGGAAGCGGATCCGTGACAGGTATGCGGCAGAGCATCCTTTCTGTGAGATGTGTTATGAGAAAGGTGTGATGGCTAAAACCGAACAGATCCACCATAAACTTCCGCTGAGTGAAGGCGGGACACATGACAGGAGCAATCTGATTGCACTGTGTAAGCCGTGCCATTCGAGGATTCACGCACAGAGAGGAGACCGCTGGAACCGCAGGTGAGATTTTCAGTGGTGGGTAGGGGCGGTGCAAATCTCTGTGACGGCTGTGACGCTAGAACGGCGGGTGGGTGTCACGCACAAAATTTGGTATTCAAACAGGGTATTGCCCCTGTGACAGAGATGAGGTGAGGAAAATGGCGAAGGACGGGACTGCCAGGGGAGGTGCAAGACCTGGGAGCGGACCGAAAAGAAAAGCTCTGACGGAGAAAATCTCTGCGGGCAAGACGGCAATGGTCTGTGACCTGCCGGAACCTTCTGATCTAGAAGGATCGGAGATGCCGCCGGTTAAGGAATTTCTAAAAACAAAACAGAAGAATGGAAAAGACCTGTGTGCGGAAGAAGTTTATACCGAGACATGGAAGTGGCTGAAAGAAAGAGGCTGTGAACGCTGGGTCAGTGTACAGCTGATGGAACAGTATGCCATGAGTGTGGCCAGATGGGTGCAGTGTGAGGAAGCCATTTCGGAATATGGAATGCTGGCAAAGCATCCGACAACAAAGAATGCGATTGCTTCCCCGTATGTGTCCATGTCACAGCAGTACATGAAGCAGGTCAACCAGATCTGGTATCAGATTTTCCAGATCGTGAAAGAAAACTGTTCTGTGGAATGGCAGGGAAACACACCGCAGGATGACGTGATGGAACACCTGCTCAGGACAAGAAATGGAGGTTAGGCAGGAATGGAGATTAAGGTTGTAAAAGATTTTCAGCTGGTGGAAGTGGAGAAGCTGGTGCCTTACATCAATAATGCAAGGACACATTCCCCGGCACAGATCAATAAGCTGAGATCCAGCATCCGGGAATTTGGTTTTATTAGTCCGCTGGTCATTGACCGGGATTTTAATGTTCTGGTAGGACATGGAAGACTGGAAGCTGCAAAGGAAGAAGAATATACAAAGGTTCCATGTGTCTTTGCAGACAATTTGACAGAGGCACAGAAGAAAGCATATATTCTGGCAGACAACCGTATGGCAATGGATGCAGGCTGGGATGAGGAACTTTTGAAAATTGAGATGGAAGAACTGCAGGCGGCTGATTTTGATATGGGGCTGACGGGTTTCCGTGAGGATGAGATTGCGGATCTGTTTACAGTGAAAGAAGATCCGGATGATACCGGAAGCAACAAGGAATTTAATGAGGGGGAATTTGGTGATGAAGAGTTCAAGCATGAATGTCCGAGATGCGGATTCAAGTACAACTGATCATAAATTCCCGTGGAAGTGGCGGCTGTCAGATCTGGAGGATGTGCCGAAGAATGGGAAAACGGTGTTCAGCTGTTTCTCATGTGGCGGCGGTTCCTCTATGGGGTACAAACTGGCAGGATATAAAGTTGTGGGAAATTGTGAGATTGATGAAGCCATGATAAAGGTTTACCGGAAGAATCATCATCCGCAGTATTCCTATCTGATGGATATCAGGGATTTCAATGAACGGAAAGATTATCCGGATGAACTGAAAAATCTGGATATTCTGGATGGATCACCGCCATGCTCTGTATTTAGTGTAGCGGGGGACAGGGAGAGAGCATGGGGCAGAGAAAAAGCCTTCCGTGAGGGACAGAAAAAACAGAGACTGGATGACCTATTTCTGCATTTTATCCGGACAGCGGAGATTCTGAAGCCGAAAGTTGTGATAGCCGAAAATGTAGCAGGGCTTTTGAAAGGCAATGCCAGAGGATATGTGAATGAACTGCTGAAAGCATTTAAGGTAGCTGGTTATGTGACACAGATTTTTCTATTGGATGCCCGTACAATGGGAGTGCCGCAGAGAAGAAGCCGTGTCTTTTTTATAGCACACAGGAATGATCTGGATTTGCCAAAATTGAAACTTGACTTTCAGGAAAAGCCGATTCTGTTTGGGATGGTTCGTAGCGAGCATGGGATTCCATACAGGAAGCCTATGATGGCGGAACTGATTGGAAAGCGGAAAAAAGGAGATACCAGTTTTGCAGATATCTCCATAAGGGAGCGTGGAAAAAGATCCATGTTTAATAATGCCATTGTGGATGATAACAGGATTGCTCCGACAAATGTTGCCAATGCCACATTGACCAGATTTTATGACGGTGAAAAATATTCGGATGCGGATTATATAGCCACACAGACATTCCCAGAGGATTATGATTTTGTGGATCAGTCCGTAGAATATGTCTGTGGGATGAGTGTACCGCCAGTGATGATGGCACAGATTTCCAGTGCTGTTTATGAGCAGTGGCTGAAATGGCTTTAAGGGGCTGGTTTATATGGCAATGAGAAAATTGAAAAAGTATAAGCAAACGAAGTTCCGGGCAAGGGGAAGCAAGTATAACAAGGATGCCGCTGATTTTGCGGTGGCATTTATTGAGAGTCTGTGCCATACGAAAGGAACCTGGGCGGGAAAGAAGTTTGAACTGATTGACTGGCAGGAGCAGATCATCCGGGATCTGTTCGGA